TGTTTCCCGGAGCTTCACGCACCGGATTTTCGTCCAGCCCGCCGTGGGGTTCCAGCGTTCCAAAACTTGATCTACCTGCCACTCGGCACCGTCCCAGTAGAGGAGATCGCCGCCCTGCTCTGCCGGGCGATCAAGGGCCGACCAGTCCCCGGAAAGATAAAAGTCGTGCCAGATCGTGTTCTGGCACTGCTGCACGAAGAATTGCAGCGTCTTGTCGGCCACAGGCTGCGGCTGGGCCATGACTTCAACGGCGGGAGCCCATGCCGGGACCTGCTCATACTGCGCGTTCACCGTGAAGCCTGCGGAGACGAGGATCACGACTGGCTGAAAAGGGTTCACGATACCGATGAGCGGACGGACCAGTTCATGAAGGTTCATCACTTGACTACCTCATAGCTGATGGACTTGAGCAGGCTCCCGGAATCAATGAGCGTCCCCTTTCCCGCGCCCTTGGCGTTCTTGCGGCGCTTGGTGGATTCGGCGTTGTCCGGGGGCATATTGCTCTTAATCGTGGCCTGAATGTCGTCAGCCATGCGGCGTCCTACAAGCCACATCGCCTCTTTCGGCGCCCGTCCGGCTTCCAGTGCTTCCGCGAGGTTATTGCACCATGCGTCTGCCTTGGCATCGAGTGTGGAGCGCAGAAAGGGCCGGGAGGGGATGGTGACGGTGTGGGCTTTGACCGTCGCATCCTGCGCAAAATCGCTTTTGCCCTTCTTCACGAAGCGATTTCCGACGCCGCCGTCCCGTTTCCGCTTGAAGTACAAGGTTTGCGTCCGCTCAGGGATTTCGATGGTGGCGCCGTATTCGTTGTAGGCCGCATATTCTGCGACGGGGGTACCGCCTTCGGCCCGTTTCGCGTTCTCAAGGACCCCGGCCTTCACTATGATATCGGGAGTAATGTACCGCTTGAGCAGCTTTTCGAGTTCTCCGGGCATCGTTACCCCCACGGGTGCCAATACCGGGCGGCATAGTAGCGCCCGCCCACGGCATAGGGCTGGATGGCCTGCCAAAACGTCTGGCCGCATGGCGTCTGCGCGTAAAAGGCTTTCCCCGCATTCTGGGGCACGGAGAAGCTGATGCTGACGGTTCCCTCCGTCGCCGAGGCCACGGGCCCGGCCTGTCCCATCGGCCACAAGGCCAGCGTCGCCAGATGGCAGACAAGGAGGTACAGCAGCGTCTTGCGGATCATGATGCCGTGGGCCGGATCATAGGGAACCGGGGAGGAGTCCGTGTTGTCCAGGAGCAGGCAGGCGACATCAAACGCCTGAAGGAGCTGGGCGTCGGTCAAGAGAGGCTGCCCCGTCTTCGGATCGACGAAGCGGGGATAGGCCTCACGGAACGCCTGCGGGTCAAAGACGACCACGGCCATGGACTAGAAACCCGCCTTGCTCTCAAGCGGTTCGGTCTGAGCCTTGGGATCGTTCTCCACGTCCACGGGTTCCAGCCCGTTGCGCAGTTCCGCCCTTTCGTCGGCCTCGTCCACCGCGTCGGCCTTGCGCGCCTGCGCGAAGATGAGGCCGGACTTGAAGATTTCCATGTGCGGGCCATAAGTCTTTTCGATGTACGCCCAATCGTCGGCATTCACCCGCGTCAGCCCGAACGCGCCCACGGGCAGCACACCCTTTTCCTTGCCGCGCAGGCTGGCGGCGTTGCCTTCGATGAGCACCTTTCGACCATCGGGCATCTTGAAGCTGATCCCGGTCGTGCGGTTCAGGGCGATCATCACGGTATCCGCCTTGGTCGCCTGAGACGCCGCTTCCGGGGCGGTATTCTTTTTGGGTCTGGCCATATCTTTCCCTCCGTTGTTTTGGTCATCATGACGAAAGAGCCGGGAAGAAATCACCGTGAACAAGGTTCGAGGCTATGCCGCACGACGGAGGCGGTACTTGCCCAGCATGTTCAGGTCGTTTCTCAGAGCCAGCCGGAAGGCTTCGATCACGTCCACGTGATAGGCCTTCACGCTCCCGAAACAGCTGTCCTCGATTTCCCGGATGTTGTATCCCATGCGCCGGGACATGTCGGAAAGCTTGCGGCCTGCTACGGAATACGCGGCGGGCGTATCCGCGAAGAGATCGAGGAACCACGGGATGCCCTTCACGGACTTGTAGTCCCTGCCCCGGCCGAGTTCGTTCTCAAGGGCCGCAGCCTTGCGGACGGCTGCGGAGGCGGTCGCCATCGCGGTGGCCTCGCGGCGGGAACCGATTTCGGCCTTGGTGCGGATCGCTTCGTCGCGCTCGGCTTCGATGCGCCTGATGGTGTCCTGCGCGACCAGCACGGCGCGGGCGAGGATGGCTTCGGGGGTATCGTCGGGCTTGGCCATCACGTAGCCGCCGGACCTGCGGATGGAGGGGAGGATGTCATGCGTCACCCATCGCTTGAACGCCTTGGCTTCGGGCTTGCGGGAACGCAGAATGAGGGAATACAGGCCGGGTTCGGAAACGATGGACATTTCCTGTTTTCCACCGGGGGTGTCGATAATACCGACACCCTTTTCATCGTCGTCAAGAGAGGCGACGGCATCACGACTATTGCCAATCTCCAAACACACGCACACGTCCTTTCCCACGAACCAAGGATCGCCCTGCTCACTTCTGACGACGCGAAGGGAACCAAACTTTTCATGCTCGAAAAGAGCCAAGGGAGAATTTTCCATCGTTGCACCTCAATAGTGTTTTGGAGATGATGCAGTAGGGGAAGAGGTGAGCACACCATGAACGTTGACCAACTCATGACCGCGTCGACCTACACAGCCCGACAAGGCCTCGAATTCATGCTTGGCGACATGCGCCTTGCCATCTGTGCTACGAGAACCGCAAACAGGATGATGTTAGGCGAAAACGGCGGAGGGTACTGTTCAGTAGATAACCGAATAACAAAAAATCTTTCGTTTTCCTTGACTCTCTACCACGGCATTGAGAACAGGGCGAAGGTATCAGCCGGAGAAAATACAGAGAAGTTCACGCTTGAAAGGCTTCTTTTCGATCAGGTCAAGCAGTGGCTTGATGAAGCTTTGATCTACCCCTCCGATACCCTTCCAGACTACCGGAATCCGGGCGTGTACCTGCTTGGGGTTCTCAGGCAGTTCAATACCCGATGATGAGGTCACCAGTTGCATTCGACAAAAAGTGTTGTTACTTTTGCTCAAGAGGTGATTGAAATGACGCAAGCTCCTATCCTTGATACCTTCCTTGAAACAGAGGAATTCATCACGGCTGAGGAATATTTGAAGCGTCGCGAACGTGGAGAGATCAACCCCGCGAATGTCCGTATTGCCCCGGCAAACCTAGAAACGGGCAGTTTCGGAGGCTTCATTGTCAAGCTGGACAAGCCAAGATATAGAACAAAGCTCGCCCCCATCACAAAGAGATTCTCCGCCGTGTAGGCGGTTTAGAGGATAGACATACCCGTCATGGCTGCGCCAATGGCATTATCCGCCGTGTAGGCGGTTTAGAGGTGTCGAAGAGCAGCTTATGCATGTTTCCAAGAGTTATCCGCCGGGTAGGCGGTTTAGAAAAAGTCGTGAGTTTTCGCACCACGCATCAAAAAAGCCCCAACCGCCTGCTTAACGGTTGGGGCTTTCGCATGTAGGGAAGGCAGCGCTTTACATACCAGTCATCTGCGCGAAGGCAAAGGGCATGAGCACGATGCCGCCGTAGGTGGTGCCGACGAACTTCTGGCGGAAGCTGGACAGGTCGGGCACGACGCGTCCGGCACGCATCTTTTCTCCGAAGGCGAGCGTGCCGGAGCGCTGACCGTTCACTTCGGGGGCGATGAATAGCATGGTTTCCCCGGCGGTCATGCTGTGCAGCTCGGGTACGGTCACGATATCAATGCGGGTGAAATGACGCTTCAGCATGTCCAGCACGGACACGTTGAAATCTGTAGCCGCGCCGAGGCGAACGGCCAGTTCGGGGGAGAGGCAGAGCTTGAGGGGCGTGTCCTTGTCGATGAAGCCGCTGGACTGCTCGGAAAGCTGCGCGAACAGGGCGAGGACATCATTGTATATCTGCACCGTGGTCTTGTCGGCCCATTTCGTGGAGCCGCCCTCTCCCGTGGCCCCGGCGGTAATGGCCGCAGGGAGGTTCGGGTCGTTGAGGATGCCGTAGATTTCCCTCCCGGCGACGCCGAGCAGGTAGAAACGATTCTGGTCGATGTCGATGACGTTGGCCGCCGCGCGCTGTTTGGAGGCCGCGAGGTTGACCTTGGCCGTGCTCGACATGTCCACTTCAAAGTCGCCGTAGGTGATGGAGGTCTGGAAGACGTACTGCACGCGGGTCTGCCATTCGGAGTTCACGCCCGAAGTCGTGCCGTTGGCATAGTCGCTGTACGGTTCGGTTCTGCCCGTCATTTCATCGACACGCCACTTCATGTATGGGGTCGTCCAGTCGCCCTTCTTCTCTTCTCCGAAGATTTCGCGGGCGCGGCGGGGCGCGGTCAGGATTTCGATGACCATCGGGTCGATATACGCCAGAAGCTCGGCAGGGACGGTCGTGTTCGGCGTGGTGATGAGGGCGGCGTCCTGCGCGATGCGGGCGCGGTTCTCCGGGGTTATCCACATCCGGGCACCCTGGAAGATAAAGCCGTAGCGCTTGGCCTGTTCAAAAGTCGGATTCATGTAGTACCTCCTTACGCTCCGGCGGCGGCTGCGCCGAGGTTGGTGCGGGCCTGTTCCGCAGTGGTTGCGCCAGTTCCGCCGTTGGCCACGCCGAGCGCTCCGGTGGCGTTGCTGAAATCTTTCTGCATCAGGTTCGAGGTGTCGCCGCCGGATCCCGACGCTGCGGCCTGTCCCCAATTGCTTATGATGATCGGTTCCCCGATTTCACCTGGCGTCTTGACGACCCACCCCGTATCGAGGTGCGTCCCGTCGGGGGTCCCGGTGCTGATTGAACCGTCAGCGGTGGAGGCAAGGACGGCCTGCCCCACCGTGGCCTTGGTCGTGGAGACGGCCCAGTAGTCGCCCTTCACGGCGACGGTGAGGTTCGAGCCTGCCGGGACGGTCAGGGTGCCGTCAGAGAAAAGTTCGTAGTTCACATAGTTGATGACGCGCTCAACGAAGCCGAGTACGGCGATGGCGTCGCCCGCCACGTTGGTGGCCCGCGTATTGTCGATCACGCCGGACTCGACCACGGGGAAGACGAAGCGCCCCACAGGGAGGGCCACGGCCGCCAGCGGATTGAGCGGGGTGTAGATGCTCTGATCGGGCGTCGCTTTATCGCCCGCCACGCCCGGAGCGACGGAGAGATTGACTTTGGACTGCAAAGGCATGGTGTGCCTCCTATTCTGCAATGGTGATGTTGGAAAGCCCGGCGAAGCTGCCGGACATGCGCCCGACGGGGGCCGCGTCACGGGCAAGGGAAGGAACCGCCTTCTGCTTGCGAAGGATGTCGATCATGCCGCGCCATGCCTGCCGGGGATACTTGCGGGGATTTTCCCCAAGCTGTTCCAGCGCGTAGCCGTAGACATCGGACGCGGAGTCGAAGGACAACGGGTCAAGCTCGCCCACCAGCCCGCGCACGTCGCGCACGGCTCCGGCGAGCGTCCGCATATGCTCCTGCGCTTCGGCAATGGCGGATGCCTTGATGCGGGCGGCGTCCATCGCGGTGAGGGGCCGGGGCCCCCGGCGTCGCAAAGCCCTGTCCTGAGCGGTTCCCTTGTCTTCAAGGTCGGCGTCGCCCGTGGCGGGAGAATAGGCGAGGTCTTGCAGGGAGTCCGCAAGCTTTTTCTGCTGTTCCGGCGTCAGGCCGGGGACGGAAGCGAGGACGCGCTTGATGGCCGCATCCTTGTCCTCGTCCTTGCCAAGCGCACGGCGTTCGCCCTCGGATTCGTGTTCCCGGTCAAGCTTGCGCCGTTCCTCGGGATTGCGGATCAGCTCCTCACCGTACTTGACGCCCTCGGCAAAGGCTTTGCTCTCCTGCGGGTTCTCAGCGTCGAGGCCGCAGGCATCCATAGCCTTTTTCATACCCTCGGACTCATGCTCGCGGTCGAGCTTCCTGCGTTCGTCCGGATTACGCTCCAGTTCCTCGCCGTACTTCACGCCTTCGGCAAAGGCGCGGGATTCGGCGGGGTCTTCCGCATCAAGGCCGCAGGCATCCATAGCTTTCTTGCTTTCTTCGTCCATCGCTTCCTTCTTCTCCGGTTTCTCGTCGCCCGTGGCCTTGGAGTAGGCCAGATCAGAGAGGGAGTCCGTCAGTTTCTTGACGTCCTCAGGATCGAGCTTGGCGGACAGCTCACCGACGAGCTTGCGGATTTCCTCGGCCTTGTCCTCATCCTCGGTGATGTCCACGATTTCGCCCGTGGTGGGGTCCACCTTGTGCAGATCGATGATGGCCTGCGCAAGCTCCACTTCCTGCTTTTCGATGTCCGGGTTGTCGTCTTGCGCGCCCCGGAACCATTTCTTGAACGTGCCCATAAGCGTTCCTTTTTTCGTTGAAGTTGGATGAGAATCCGCCACCACCACGTCCGGCCCGGCCCGCCCTTCTTCGACCAGCGCGACGTGGTTGCCTCGGATGTTCCGCATGATGAAATCGTAGGGGGTGCCCTCGTAGCTGCCCGGCGTGAAATCCGGGTCGTAGCGGTAGGCGCAGGAGAGTTCCCGGAAAGAACCGTCTTCGATGGCGTCGATGGCGGCCCGGTCCCATACGGTGAGAGGGGCATCAACGTAGGGCGGATTCCAGACCGCGCCCGTGCCTACCGCGCCCACGCGGGTAAGCTTTTCCGGCTCGTCCGCGCTGTCGATGTGGTGCTCAATGTGCAGCGGTAGCCCGGCCCATGTTTCAAGTGACGCTTGAAGTTCTTGCGGGTCACGCAGTCCGTAGTAGACGGCCTCGGGGTCAAGCCCGGCTTCCTGCCAGCCGGGGATTTCCCGCCCGTAGTATGGGTTTACCGTCGCTTTCGTGATGTGTGACGACCTGACGTGCAGGAAGCCATTTTCGTCGGTTTCCCGCCGGGAGGGGGCCGCATCGAAGGCGACGCTTTTACTTTGATACATACGTTAGTCTCCAAATTCAGGGATGACGGCCCGATACGTACATTGGCACCCCGGAAGCTCACCGCAAAGCACCTTGCGCTTGACGTCCGAGTCGTAGAGCCCTTCCGCGATGACAAACTTTTTCCCATTCATGAGCTGGTGTGTATGGCGGCTCGTTTTCTTTCCCGGCACATGTACCCAGATGCCTTCGGTGATGCCGAGTTCCTTGTCCTGCACCCGCTTGATGGCCTCGGTCGCCTTATTGGACTGATCGCGGGCAATGAATTCGGCCCGGCGCCGGGTGATTTCGTACCGCTTGTGCAGTTCGTCGGCGAGAAACTCCACGTCCCTACCTGTGCTTGCGGAACGCTGCACGAGCCCGGTCACTTCCGTGAAATAGTGCTGCGGGATGGACTTGATGAGGTTGACGTTTTCCTCGAAGAGCGCCCGCGCCACGTCGTTCATGGCTCTGCTTCCTTCCATCCTCACCGTAAAGCCCGCATCCTTGAGGGCCTGCCTCATGCTGGCTTCCGTGCGCCGCCTCGTACTGCCCACGAACTCCCGCGCAAAACTCTCCGCGCTTTCCTTCCACCGCTTCGTCCAGTACCGGAACAGGCTCTTGAGGCGGTCTTGCAGGTCACTCGCCGGGGACGCATCCTGTGCTATGCGGGTTTCCTGCTTCCTGTACTCGGCGCGCAGCCACCAGACGACGGAACGCTGCATCTCGTCGAGGAGAGATATCAGCCGCTTCCGGTATTTCGCCCGGATGCCGGCGTTGGGCTTGATGGCGCGGATGACCTTAGCCATAGACGGCCCCTGCCTTGTCCACGTCGTCGATGTCGGGTATCAGGCCCCCTTTCCCGACTTCGGGCAGGTTGTCGGGCATGCCATTGCCCTGCGGGACGTCCTCAGGGTCGATGTCCGAGAAGCCGCTGTCCGGGTCGCTGGCAAGTGATTGCCGGGCTTCTTCCTGAGAGATGATGTCCCGATCCATGTAGACGGCGATGGTGTCGGCCTTGGTCTTCTGGAGCATGGCAAGGGCCGCCCTGTCCTCTTCGCCGAGCGGCGCGAAGTCGAAGGTCACGGACGGATCGATCTCCCCGCGCAGGTGAAGCTGAAGACAATCAAGCGCCTTCTTGATGCCGTCGCGGAGCACCTTCTCCTGCTGGCTCCTCACGTGGTCGTAATAGTTGCGGATGTCCGATTCGCCCGTGGCGTTGAAACCTGAGGGGCTGATGCCGAGCAGCTTGACCGCCGGGGTACGGTTCAAGGCGGCGAGGATTTCAAGGGACTGGCGCACGATGTCGGTCACGCCGGAAAGCGGCGTTTCCAGCTTCACCACCTCTTCCGTCTCTTTGTCCACGGCAAGTACGCCGTCATTCGTCATGGACTGGATCATGTACCGGATGCGGGCATCAAGCTGCGCCGTGCCCCCAGCCGCATACAGGATGTCTTCCATCTTCGTCTTGAAGACGGTCAGCGAGAACTTGGTCAGGAGCCGGGATTCGGCTGCGCGGCACTCCTGAAAGTGCAGCACGTAATCCCAGAGAATTTGCGCCTGTGGAATCCCCAGAAAGTTGTAGGCGGGCCGCAGCAGCACGGGACACTCGTTGGCCACCAGCCGGATGAGACGGGAAGCATGCACACGCTGTCCGAGCACCCACCACCAGCGCGGACGGAAGTAGTCTGGTTCGAGCGGCGAAAGGCTGTTGTAGTCGCCGGGGAAGACATTCACCGGGTCGATGACGACGAAACGCAACGGGGCCCCGGGTTGCAGTTCGGCCGAGTACGGGCCGATGTTCAGAGGGCGTTCCAGCTCTTGCCCGATGGCCCCGGTGTCGATGAAAAGGAAGGCCCCGCCCTCATAGCCCACAAGTTCCGTCGCTTCATGAAAAAGACGTTGGAGCCCGAACGTCTTGCACGTTTGCGCGAGGTCGGTGAGCAATGAGTCATCGCCGCCCTCCCCTTCACGCTTGAAGTCAATCCACGCGCGGGTCATGTCGTCCGATACCGTCTCGACGCAAGCGCGGATCAAGCCGTTCTGAGCAAGGTTCTGGAGGACGCCGTATCCCATGAACTGAGGGGCGATGCCTACGCCAAGTTCAAGCGAATGCTGGAGCAGGGAATAGACGCCGGAATCCGCAAGCTGTGCATCCATCGCAAGCTGCACTTCTTCGGGCGCGCCGAGCGTCTTCGCAGGACCGTACATCCGGCTGATGTCGTCGGGCGTAAGGGGCAAAGGCTGAGCAAGGCCGTCACGCACGCCCGGGGAGAGATTCAGACGGCGCGACGGCTGCACGGCTTGCGGGGCTATGGAGGTGGCCTGTCGGAAAGTGCGCTTCTTGCTCATGGGGCCATAATGCTACGGCGCCGAAAGGAAATACACCGTGAACAAGGTTCGCATGAGCAAAAGAAAAGCCCCCGTTTCCGGGGGCCCTGTGCTAGTTCGCTTCTGCAATTGTCCTGTTTGCCGCCCGTGCGGCGATGATTGCCAGCCTCATACGCTGCAAGCCCTCATCGATCCAGTTGTAGGCATCATATGATTGAGACGCCAGCGCGTCGATAAGCCTATCCTTGGAGCCGGGCTGTATCGAAGGGATGAGGCCAAGCATGGCGGCATAAGCCCCTTGATTCAGGCGGATGTACTCCGCGTTGAGTTCGGAAAGGCGGGAGCGGGTTTCCCCGGCGAACTCCATGAACTTGGCTTCAAGGCGTTCCAGCTCCTTCACCCGGTCGTAGTAGACATTGGATGCAGGGAGCGTGGGGGCAGGCGCGGGAGCAGGCACAGCGGGGAGAGCGTCAATCTTTGCCTGTACCCACTGAATAGCCTCCTTAACCTGCGCCACGGTCAGGGCGTCCACAGAAGTGACGCCGAAATGGGCGTTCACCTGCGCACGGGCCGAGGCGTAGTGAATCGGGGCCATGCCCACCCATGTGTTGATGATGGCGGTAAGCGCCTTGCGCTCCGGGTCGGTACGCTTAGAGATGGGGGAAGGGGCGGGCTGTTCTGTCTTGACCACTGCAAAGAATGTTTCTTCCAGCAACTCGAACATGTCCCACGCCTTATCGCTATTCAGCATCTTGGCATGACGGGCCGCCCCGCGCTCAGTCCAGAGGGTGAGGGCATTTACATTTCGAGCAATTTTCACAGAGTCGAAAATTTCGACGCTGTGCTTGAACCCTCTCAATTCATTACCGGAAAGAGAGTAGAAATGCTTGCCCTCGGTGAACCGTTCCTTGTTATTGGCAAAGTTCTGACGGAGTTGCTTTGCCTCCACCTCATACGCCTGAGCCACGCGTGGGTCCCACGCAGCCTCAAATCCCCCCAATGCGCCTCAACCCCATGCGCGACTGGTTGAGGATGGCGGGATTGATGGACATGGGCCGCTTCACGTCGAAGTCGCGCAGGGCCTGCGTGGTTGCGTCACAATTGTGGACGAGCACCCCATTAGCAAAATAAAGGTGCTCGCCCTCTACGGTGAGGTTATACACTGGCACGGCGTTGGGCGTTGAAGTGGCTTGTGCTGCAAGACTTGCTGCAGAATTTACGTACTTTGTTTTTTCTGCAGGTTCCGGTCTTGTATGTGAACGGTTTGCCGCACCATTGGCACACACCCTCGGCAAGCTCGTATTCATTGTGATATCGCCATTTGATTTCACAATTATGGGAACAGAAGCGGTTTTTTCCCGTATGGCGCGTTTTATACGTCTTGCCGCAGTACTCACAAACATGCTCAGTATACTCTCTTTTTGCGTATGCCTTCCTGCTTTGCTCTCGATGCCATGCACGGCCTTCTTCGCTCCTGTGCCACTCAGTAGCAAGAGGGCGTACTTCTTCAAGGTGCTTACGGCATTTTTCTTTGTTTTGCTTAACCGTTTTGCGGTGTTCACAACGTGATAAACACTCAAGGTTGTCAAAATTGTTGTTATGTGTATTACCATCTTTGTGATGAATCTCATACCCTTTAGGGACTTTCTTGCCACTGTAGTATTCCCAAATAGCGACATGAAGCCCCTTCGGATTTTTCCTACCTGCGTTTGTTTTTGACTGACTAAGATAGTATTTCCCCCCTGCCATGAGGGCATAGGTGACGCCATTAAATTCAACTCTTTTCGGAATATCCATACTAGCAACTCCCTTATAGTCATGTGAACAAGTTCAGACTTTTCTATTTCTGCAAATTTGCAAACTTCTCCACTGGTTTTCATGAACGGATGATTCGCAGTTGCAAAAATTCCATGTCGATACAATAACACAGACTCTCCGGTTTTTCCAGCGAACAACACACGCCTAAACCCTTGAGGAGTCACAACAAAATCACCTTCCTTTACTTTTTCAATTGGGATACCCCCTCGCAAAGTCGCAACTAAAGTGCCTGCAGCAAAACATTGATCGTCGTGGGGCGCGCCGGGGAACTGCGTCAGTTCCGCGACGTACTCCCGAGCCCACGGGCAATGCTCGGGGTGCGGGATCAGGACGTTCCCGGCCTCGAAGAACGTGGTCACGGCATGGGCCCGGGCGGTCTTGCTGCCGTCCGGCTCAACGGGAATGATGCCGGGCACGGCGTGTTTCAGCGCGTCGATCACGGCTGGGCCGTTGGCCTTGTCCTCCACCAGCTTGCGGGCCGCGCCGGGCCATTTGGCGGCCAGCGCCCGAAACGCCGCGACCGTATCCGTAAACCCCATGCGCCGTCGCACCTGATCGAGGAGGTAGCGGTCGGCCCCCTTGCGGCCCCACACCTGCCCCACAACAAAGTCGGTATCGTCGCCGTCCTTGAACGTCATGTCCCACGAGATAAGGAGCTGGTCGAACTGCTCCGGCAGGTCTTTGGGGAGCCAGAAGCGCAGCCATTCGGCCTTGAAGATGTTCCCACCGTCTGGCGTAGGGCGCTGCTGGTAGAGGGCCTCCCAGTCACGGGTGCCAAGGGCTTTCTTGATGGCAAGAAGCTGCTCCAACGGGTAGCGTTCAGGGTGTAAGGCTTCACCTGCCCTACGGTGCAGCTCGTCTTCCGTTGCGATGGCGGGGAAGTTCACTACGCGCCAGTGGTCGCCCTCCCCCCGTGCGGCGGCCTCAAGCAGCCGCCCTGAGAGGTCAGCCATGTGCCAGCGGGTATTGATGATGAGCACCCCTCCGCCGGGCGCGAGGCGCGTGTACAACGTGGACGTGTACCAGTCCCAGACGTTCTGGCGGATGGTCGGGGAATCGGCGGATGCCCGATCCTTGAACGGGTCATCGACGATGACGATATGACCGCCCATGCCAGTGATACCGCCGCCGACGCCTGCGGAACGGTAGCAACCCTTATGCCCCACGATCTCGAAAATGTCCGAGTTGCGGAGGTAAGAGCCGTTCCCGACTGTGCGGATATTTTTGCCGTAGAGGGCTGTGCCGGGGAAGAGTTCCCGGTATTCCGGGCTGTCGATGACGCGCTGCACGTCGCGGTTCATGCGCGAGGACAGGTCTGCGGCGTAGCTCGTGGAAATGACGGAGAGATCGGGGTAGCGGCCCAAGACATAGGCGGGGAAGCGGCGGGAAGCCAATTCGCTTTTCCCGTGACGCGGGGGCATGGTCAGCATGAGACGCGGGGAACGCCCGGCTACGACATCGGCAAGGAAGGCGTCCAGTTCGGCACAAACCTCCTCATGCACCCAGCCCATGCGGTAGGCGGGCATGGTGTGGCGCACGAAGGCCGCCATGCAGCTCCTGGCCAGCGCACGGCGGATTTCAGCAAGCGTCTCACCCGCCATTCCTCTCCGTCTCTTTGAAGGCTTCCCGCGTCAGCTTGAGCAGATCATCGGGAGAAAGATGGGAAAGTTCAAGTGCTGGTACAGGCGACATCGTTCCATCGGAACTGGAAAGATCGACTTTTTGCGTCTCTCTCCACCCCATCCGGGTCTTTGCCCAGAAAATGAGGGCCGTTGTATCCCCCGACATGGCTTTATCAAACAGTCGCTTTCCCACTTTGAAATTAGCGTTTGTCCTCCCGGAAAGTAGCTCTTTTTTGTAGAGCTTCACCATCGTATCAGCAGACATGCCGATCTTTGCGGCAATTTCATCCTGCGGTACGCCGTATTGAGCCATCACCTCTACAAGCGAGGCCTTTTCTTTGCATCGTTTTATCGCAGGCCTGCCGCCACTCATTGAACGCCTCTGCGCAGGTTGATGTAGTATGGAATCGTCAGTTCAAGCCCCTCATCCAAGCTCGTTGTCGGCTTAAACCCCAGAAACGCGGACGCCTTGCCGATGTCGGGGACGCGCCGCGTGGGGTCATCGTCAGGGATAGGCCGGAATACAATTTTTGACGAGGACCGCACTTTTTCGATTATCGTCTTGGCAAGCTCCAAGATCGTGATTTCTTCAGGGTTGCCGATATTTACGGGACCAGTGACATAGCTATCCGACTCCATCATCGAGATAATGCCCGAGATCGTATCGCGCACGAAGCAAAACGAGCGTGTCTGAGAACCATCCCCGTACACGGTTATATCCTCACCCCGTAAGGCTTGACAGATGAAGTTAGGAACCACACGGCCATCGTTTATCGACATCATGGGACCATACGTATTGAATAGACGCACAACCTTAACCTTGGTCCCCTTTTCCCGATAAAAATCGAAAAACAGACTTTCGGCGCAACGTTTCCCCTCATCGTAGCAGGCTCGGATGCCGATAGGGTTGACGTTGCCTCTATCCGCCTCTCGCTGAGGTGAAGTAAGCGGTTCCCCATACACTTCCGACGTAGACGCTTGCAAAATGGTCGAACCATGCCTTTGGGCAAACTCCAGCATATTCAAAGCCCCGAGTACGCAGGTCCTCGTCGTTTGGATCGCATTTTTGCCTTGATAGTTCAGAGGGCTTGCCGGACATGCAAGATTGTAAATCTCGTCTATATGCCCGGAAGTTTCGAAGGGGAAACAGATATCATGACGAAAAAACTGGAAAAATCCGTCAGATTCAGGCAGATTGCGAATATTTCCTGTGGAAAGATCATCTATGCAGATGACCTTATGGCCTCTTTCAAGCAATTCCCTGCAAAGATGTGCCCCCAAGAAACCTGCTCCACCTGTCACCAGACATGTTTTCATGAACTCACCTTTTGATATCGAGGAGAAAGAATTTTGGGCGTGCAATGATTCCAAGATATTTTGTGATGATATCGCATGTATGTATCTTTAATCGTCGATATTTTCACAGCGGACGGGCACATCATAACGGTATAGAAGCTTTTCATGTATGTGCCGTTTTCAAGATACATATCAGTCAGCCCCCCAGCTTGGGATTGTGTTTCGGCCTGATTGATGCACGTATTTCCGAATGAGAAAAAGAGCTTGCCCTGATGTCCCAGCGTTATATACGTGTTGACGTCATCATTCATACGTCCAACGAATCTGAAGGGGCGCGAGGTCTTACAAAAGAATGCGTTCATGGCTTTACGTTTCACTGTCAATTTGGGGAAATCAGTAGCGCCCCCAATGAAATCACCATTCTGCATAAAACAGACGCTTAAAGATGGCGTCTTTTCCAAAAAGTCGAGATAGGCATCAAAGACGTCATCGAGGCATTGCGGGTATACATACCTCAAGACTCCATCTTTTGCATATCTGTGCTGGAACTCGTCATAATCGTCGTCAAGTTCTAAGAAAAAATCGATCCCCAAACCCTCAGCTATCTTATGGCACATGTTCCGAGCAAAAAGGACCGTATTCTTCTTCTGGATATTATCCCCCCGATCAGTGAGTTTGGCGGCATCTTCCTTGCAAAAACGGATCACCTCATCACCATACTGACGGATATATTCTTCACCTGTGGCATCTTCATCATCAATGATGAGATAGATGGGGCCTGTATATCCATGCTTCCGAAGTGAACGATACGTTTGCTGGTTCTGAGGCCTTCCATACGTGAGGATAAAACAAGCGAACTTTTCATGCCTCATCGTTATCCCCCTCGGAGATCAACGCATTACGAAGTTCGTCTATACGAGAAGAGAGCTCAACGAACCCGTTTTCAATCGCATTATCAATGTCGATGATGACAAGGGCTGATTGCTCCATGAGCCGTTGCATTTCTGGAGATGCGTTGGCGTAGTACTCTGCGATGTTCTCGTAGTTGAAAACGGTATGTCGATGGGCGGCGGCAAGAAGAAAGGCTTTCTCTTCCGTAGAAACGGTTGAAGCATGAATCGCTTTGACCAAAGCGTCTGCTTTTGTCTGATCGTACAGTTCACCAACCTGAACATCTTTCCCCGTAGGCTCGTATGTGGGGGTCGTAGCTTTCGCAGTGTACCTATCTTCTGCAAGAACGCTTTCTTGCGACTCGATAACCTCGGCTTTAAATCCTATGAGATCGATATCAAAATCAGATGCTTTGAGTTCTTCAAGCTCAAGGGCCAAAAGTTCGTTATCCCATTCAGCCCAATTTGCCGATTGGTTTGCAAGCAGTCGGAAAGCCTTGACCTGCACATCACTCAGCTCGTCGGCAAGAGCTACGGGAACATCTTTCAAGCCCAGCTTCCGGGCGGCTTTCAGACGCAGGTGTCCGTCAACGATACTACCGTCAGAACGCGCAACAATAGGGATACGGAATCCGAATTCCAGAATTGCGGCGCACATACGGTCAACCTGCGCATCATTTTTGCGCGGGTTTCTCGCATAGGGGATCAAGCGATCAATAGGCCACTGTTCGACTTTCAAATCCATTTTTTATAGCTCCGAAAAACTCAGATCACAGGGGGCCCAGCAGCTTCATGAGCAAAGCCCCAGCGCTGCCCGCGGCTGCGGCCACACCCGCAAGGACGGCCAAACCACCCGCCCGCCTGTTCTCGGCGGCTTCAAGGGCGGCGATGCGGGCGTCCTGCGCGGCCAGCCGTTTGCCGTGATCCTTCAGTTGCGTGATCACGATGTCGTCGAGCCGCTGGTTGATACCCGCTACCTCGGCGGTCAGCCCGGCCAGTTCCGCCTTGACCGCACCGATCTCGCGCACAAGCTGGATGTTCTCCTCGCCGCTCATAGCCCTGCCCCCATACCAAAAATCTCCGCAGCCACGTCAATGAGGTCCTTCAACTCCGCAAGCGGTGACACGGCGAAGTGCTGCGGAAATAAAAAATGGAGCAAGGTTATGGCGGCAAAGAGGGCGAAGGCTGCGACAAGCACGTATTTGAGCAGATACTTCGGGCTGATCCTGCCCTTGGCAAAAGCCCGGGCCTCGACCAGCTCTTTTTCAGCCTCAAGCTCGGCACGCCGCGCGCTATCAGTAAACAAACGCTCGGTCAGGGGCTTAAGGAAAGGGAGGAGCTTAGAGAAAAAAGAGAACATCATCGGCCCTCTCGCAGCCCTTGGAGGCAAAGCGCGGATTCCGCCTGCCGACGCCGCACGAGTCCGGGAAGCTCCTTCCCCTTGGCCGTCTTGTATATCTCGGCCATACGCGTGCAGGCGCGTTCCCACTCTCCAGCATTGGCGTACCGGGCCACGGATGACGTGCAAAAGCCATGCGGCCCGATGTTGTAGGCCATCGAGACGAAAGCCGCCCTGACCTTGTACGGCTGCTCGGCCAGCCCCGGCACGCAGCTCAGGACAGGCCCGGCGTGGGCATAGACGGCGGCATTCAGGGAGTCCACGCACTGATCAAACGTGTACCGGGCACCCGGCACCACGTCCTCGGTGTCGCCGAAACATTTGGTCCAGATACCGACCGGGTCCTGATAGGCTTCGGGCACATAGCCTTCAAAATCCGCGATCATATCCACGGACAGGGTGGCCGCCCCGACGCCGAGAAGCGCGACGAGCGCCGCACTTGCGACGATCTTTCCGGGAACCTTGCGGTATCTGATGTGCATAAAATCCTCCTGCGTCCACTTCTGCCACGGCAGGGGGAGGAGACGGCACCCTGAACAAGGTTCGGACTTACAGCAACCGATATTGCCGCTGTGGTTCGGGTATTCCGCGAAGCTGCTTCTTGAGCCTACGGACATAGCGGGTGGTCACGCCGAGGGCTTGGGCGATAGCGTCCGGCTTCTCCCCCGCTTCCAGACGGGACAGGATGCGATCCTTGAACGGTTCCCCCCGGCGGAGGTTGGGAACCACTACTTGCATCCCACCGAATACGGCGCAGAGATACCCCATGCGCTGCGATCCGAGGAGCTCAAGGAGGTATCCGCAAGGCTTCTTCGGAATAAAAAGCGACCGTCCACCGCAGGCTGCGCACAGGATAACCGCCCCCGTCTCGCCCACAGCCTCGGCCAATTCGTCATGGCTGACCCACACCTCGCTCACAGCGTCACCCTGTCGGCCTTGCGGGACCATACCTCATAGCGCAGGGCACCCGGCACGTCGCGGAAATCGCGGACCACGCGATAGACGTAGACGCGGCAAGCCGGGCGTGTTTCGACCTGCGGGCCGAAGACGGCCACGTTGCCCCGCCCGGTGCGCCAGAAACGGCAGCGCGAGGCGATGAGGCTTTGCAGGCAGGCGCAGACCTTGGCCAGCGCCTCGGCCTTGCCCATGCCTTCCGGGATGACGATTTCAACCTGTACGACCGCGCTCATGCGTGACCTCCAAGCGTTTCATACTGCCACCCTGCCCGTCCGTGTTCGCCGAGCCACAGACGTAGAGCCGTTACCGCCACGTCAAGGGCCTCGTCCCGGATGCGTTCGGGCGTCTCGTACTCTACTGCGTGTTCCAGCTCGTGATATTCCGCGCCAACGACGCCAAGGGCATGATATTTGCCCTCGGCGAAGACGGGATGCTTTCCCCGCGCCTCGCCCATGCGCTTCGCCAGCGCCGTGATCAGATTGCGCCCGTCCTGTAGGCTGCCATTCCCGATAAGCATTTCCGCTTCGAGTCTATCCACGCTCTCCCCCACATGCTTCCATGTCGACATGCTTCACTCTGTCCCGCACTTCGGCGCGTTTGGCGTCGTTGAAACGGTCAACGGTGCCTACAAGATACCCGGTGATCCGCCGGATACGCTCTATCTTCACACCCTGCCCGACCTTCCCGCCGACGATGGGGAAGCCGTTCCATGACCGCCCTTCGTCGTCTCCATCAATGCCGCCCATATTCCACCCCCCACGGGATAGACAGCCACCTCCCAGCCGGGGACGGCGGCGTAACGTTTGGAACAGTGCAGGGACACCACCTGCTTGTCGTCATGCCAGAAGCCCGTGCGCGTCATGGCGTCGAGAAGCTGCTTGCCCAGATTGTCGAGGTCGGGCTTTTTCGTGTGTCCGATGTCGCCCCGCAGCATGGCTTCCCGGTCCCTTTTCGGGGTCGACGCGGGTATCGGCATCCCCGCGGTGAATTCAAGCACGAGCGGGCCTTCCAGAGGCTTTTGCGGGGCGCGCGGCGAAAGGAGATCGTCAAGCACCGCTTCCGCCCTCTTCTGCCCGACGGACTTGTAGGCCACGCTATGCCCGCCGCGTACCGCGTGCCGGGTCCGGGCCTGCGCCGTGGGAACGCAGTTCAGGACAAAGCGGCAGGCCGTCATTGCTCCACCCCCAACGCCCGCAAATTGGCAAGCTGCTCATCAAGCGGAGTGTCCGGCCTGCCTTGCTTGCGGGCGTCCATCTTGTCATGCAGGTTGGCGAGAATCTTCGCGCACCATTCGCTGTTAAGCATCACCTGCTCCTCTCGGGTCAACGTCCTGCCGGGCAGGGCCAGCGTATCGGCCCGCGCCGCCTCTCCCCGCCGCAATTCCTCGCAACGCGCCCGGATGTCGGCTACGGTCGGGAAGTAGGCCGACTCGCGGCGGTATCGCTTCACGGCCTTTTCCACCATCTCGGGCGAAAACTCCGCGAGGTCTTCGGCCCAGTCCTCGGCCAAAATCTGCAACTGCGCGGGCGTCCTACCTGCCTGCGGGTAGTGCAGGGCCAGATTGACCAGCAATTGAAGCGTGAAGTTCGGATTGTGCATGTTTGGCCCTCCGTGCCTGTAAAAGCATTTTCGCCATGTCGTCGTTGTCCCGCGTCTGCTGCTGCGCCATGGTGTTTGCCCGTGGGCGAGCCCGTTCTCCATTGCCGCCCCGCTCTTCCAACTCGGGAGGCTTTCGCAGCCAGTATTCCCGCTTGAGGAAATTCGCCGCCGAGGGGACATACCTGCCACCCTGCCGTTTCCATGCCTCGGAGTCTTCCCACTGGCCGAGTGCGTCCAGGAGACGCGGTAAACCCGGAAGCGCACGGGTGGCCGCAAGTGCCCCCCACTCCGCCTGTGCCTCCAGCCGACCGCCCCTGTGCCGCTCAGGGTAGGCGTCGAAAAACTCCTGAAAGGCCAAAGAAGGCTGGCGAGAGGGAGCCGCCTCCTTGCCGGGCAGACAGGAAGCATCCCTGACCGGGGCCTCCTCACGCGCGCCCGCGAAAACACACTCCTGTATTTCTTCTTCAGGATTAGGAGAAGGAGAAGGGGCAGATGGTTTCGCTGGCGGTCGCTCTGCGGTCGCCGTGCGGTCGCAGAGCGGGGGCAAATCGGGCCCTGTCGAATCGCCGGGCTGTGGCTCGTTGTGTGCCCTGCGCCACGACTTCCAACGCTGATATTCTTCCTGCGAAAGCCCTTCGAACCCTCTGCGGAGGCACTCGTCGTAAGCCTCGCGGTTTACCTGAGCCAGTTTCGCCATGCGGGACTGGCCGCCGCGCACTTCCGCTTCCGCCACCCAGGGGTTGTGCTCCTGCCAGTCGTGCAGGACATACCCGTCCGGGGATTCGTCAATCCACATGCCGAGGCAGGTGTCGAAAAACTTCCGCTCCTCGCCCTGCCAGTCCGCGGCAAGCTCCACATCCTCCCAGTCCATACCGCAAAGGTTCCCGTCCGGGCGGTTCACGGCGGCCCACGCCCACAGGATTTGCAAGGAGCGGATGCCTTCCAGCCCCAAACGCCGGACGGTCTTCTTAGCCTTCGGGTGTTGCCAGAAGCCGACGGATAACCTGATGTCAGTATTCATGCCTTCCCCCAGACGGCGATCATGGACGGAAACGGCGCGGAGGCCGCCGCCCCTTCAAACTTCAAGCGTCCCTTCAAAAATCGGATTTCGGTTGCGGCCCGGTAAACGTGCTCATGAAACCATGCCGTATCTGTGCGCGCCGGGAGGAGCCCCACGACCAGCGCGCCCCGCTCCGCTTCCCGGCGGGCCTTCTCGACCCATGCGCCGATCCCCCGGCCATAGGGCGGATTCATGAAGCAACGTTCCCCGGCCCACGGATGGGCGAGACCGTCCACGAGCGCATCGGGAAAGAGGCGACCGAACGTCGCCTCTCCCCACACTCGCAACGCATGGGGCGGCACGCAGTAGCGCCAGACCTTGGCCGACCACGGGGCCGCGCACACGTCCAGCGTAAAGTCGAATTCCAGATCGAGCTTGCGGAAGAAGTCCCACGGCGTGGGCCAATCGTCGCGCTCACTGGCGAAAAGGGCCGATGCTACCACCATATCCCGCTCTCCTTCCGGCTGGCCCGCTGGAACTTGCGGACCTGCTGGCGGCGTTGCCGCACCGCGCGCTTTTTGTTTGTTTCGGCGTCACGGTAGGCCGTCACCACGACACAGGCGTCATCCTGCCGCTCGGCCACCACCCGGAGCCGCCCGTGCCTCACGATATAGCGGTCGCCGTAGCGTTCCAAGTGCCCCGAAAAGAGAGCATCGGCCACAAGCTGAAGGGAGATGCCCCGTTCAAGGCAACGGTCGAGCGCATGGGCTGAGAAGGTGAGGTTCATCGTCCCTTCTCCGCTTCCCGGATGCTCACAAAGCCGCATCCAGGTCGCCAGACCTGCCCCTCCTCCATGCGCACGGCGGTTTCCGTCTCCATCACGTCGTCAAGGAAGTCTCCGAGTTTTTGCAGGCGGACGGAGCGGGGCTCACGCCTGCGGATCGCCTCCTGATAGCGGGCCAGCTTCTGCACGTCGTCGAGCTGTTCCCCGGATACGTCGTGATCCGGCTGCGCGCCCATCGGCAGGAGCGAGTAGCCAAGCTCCGCCGCCATGAGCCGCAGGGCGGAAACGTCCCCGGCCTCCCGCATGATGAAAAGCGCCTGTTCAAGCCCGAGCTTGACCGCCGTGCGGTCGGCATAGGGGTTTAAGACGTTGCCGAGGCTCGACGGGGCCATGTCCATGACCGCCGCCAACGCTGCCACCCCGCCGGGATAGCGCCGCGCCGCCGCGCGTACGGCCTCAATGATGTGTTCATGTGTGGGGATTTTCATAGCTTCACCCTTCATCCTGTCGTAGCCTCGCCTTACGATGAGGCTATGGAAAATGTGCATCTCCTGCTCACCCGGCGCGGCCCGCTGTGGCGGGTGCGCATCCTCTCCGGCGGCGTCATCCGCTGGAAGAGTTACCGCGCCGAGGAGTACTCGACGCCGGAAGCCGTAGCCAGACGGTGCGTGAAGGGGTTAGCGCGCAGGGGAAAAGATGAAGGCCACGACGACAACGACGCCGATGGCGATCAAAAAATCAGTCAGCATGGCTTACCTCTTCGGGTTCGCTGGGAGTATTGGGAGCGGCTATCCGAGACATAGCATCCCGCAGCGCATCAGCTTTTGCAGAAACCATATCTTTCCTTTCACGAGATAACACGCGAGTTACGGTTACCGGGGTAACACCTGCTTCAAGAGCCAAACGACGAGCAGAAATTTTGTGCTCCATCAAAAAAAATCGGAGTTCTGAAACGATTCGTGCTTCCATGCGACAGATCATACCTTATGGTATCGGTAAAGTAAATACCGATACCATATGTGGCATAGACTTTTTGCAACCAATTGGTATCATTATCCAACGCGCCTTATATCCTCCCCCCTTAAGGGAGAGGTTTTACGGCGCGTTGGATAAAACGTGTGGCGGCAGAAAACTTTTTGCTTTACTTTGTGTTTCCATTTGGTATTATGACTTCACAACGAACGGGGAAGGCGAAACACCGGACTGATACCAGCCGGGAAGTAGCCGCAATGCCCCGGACGGAGGAAGCCTCAACAAGTACCGAGCACGGCAAGCCGCAAGCCCACGGGAGCGGGAAAGCAAGCGACGGCAGGGAAGAGGGCGAGAAATTACGCCAAAAGGAGAATGCCATGACCACAGCCACCTACCTCGTAATCAACTTCATCAACGGCACTGAATGCGTCGACGAATGCGACACACTCGAAGAGGCCCGCGAGTTCGCGGAGGAGCATGGCGGCAAGGTGGTCAAGGCCGAGAACTACAGCCCGCAGGATGACGGGCGTGCCCCGCTGGATGAGGATGCCTACCTCGAAAAGCCTTGGATAGTAGACGGTTGGGCATCAAAGGCAGAATGGCTTTACGCCGGATAACGAATTTCGCGGGATGCCCGCACGTTTCTTTGACAAGCAGCGCGATGAAGGCCCGTAAGCTGGACACCAGCGGCAAGCCTGAGCCCCCGGCAGATGAAGCAAGCCGGGGAAGAGAAATGAGAAAGGAATTGAACAACCTAGATTCATAGAACCCCGGCCGTAAACCGGGGTTTGAATGAGACTGGGAACGCAAATATGGAGGGGGGTATAGAATGTATCGGACATCACGAGGCTGTACCGGGCTACTTCTTTTTTTGCCTAGCCCCGCACTTGCCCCGGAGTCCGGGGCAGGAAACGGGATTGGGAACATTCATCAACACTAACCAAAGGAGGACACTATGCCTACGCTCTCTCCATTCATCGGACAGAACGTCATCGTCAGAACTTACAGCGCCGGGGTTTTCTATGGAAAACTCGAAAACATGGACGGTCAGGAAGTTGTTGTCACGAATGCCCGCCGAGTCTGGTACTGGTCTGGAGCGGCAAGCCTTTCTCAGCTTTCTAGGGACGGCACGAGTAACCCGGATGACTGCAAGTTTCCCGCTCCGGTCGATGCCGTTCACCTGACCCAAGTGATCGAAGTGCTTCCGCTCACTGAAAAGGCAAAGCTCTCTCTCGATGAGGTGGAAGTATGGCAGGAGTAAACGGCTCCGGCTCCGGCTCCGGCTCCGGCTCCGGCGACGGCTCCGGCTCCGGCTCCGGCTCCGGCTCCGGCTACGGCTACGGCTCCGGCTACGGCTACGGCTCCGGCTCCGGCGACGGCTCCGGCTACGGCGACGGCTACGGCGACGGCTACGGCTACGGCGAATAATCATCCTAGCCTCGAACAATCCAAAAAAAGTTAGGAGGAAACCATGAGCGCATTGTTCTGCGTTGAAACGGAAAACTTCGGCATCGTGCGCAAGCATTTTTTCAATTCTATCAGTGCTGTACGGAAGTTCATCAAGACGGGCGGCAGAGGAGAAGGTTGGGGAGCCCTCTACCGCGCCTCCTGGGACGACGGAGAGCTCACTCCCCTTGGCCTTATCACCGACTGCAACCGCGTCGACGAGATAGCGGGCGGCATTGACACCGTGCTCGGCGCGCTGGAGGCAACGGTATGATCCCTGAAGCGTATCTCCGTCCCCAAAAGATAGCCTTTCCGCGCCCGGCCCCAAAGACCCGCAAGAGCTTGATGCCCTTCCCTCTCCCTCAAAAACGGGATGGCGGCTTCAAGTTTGCCCTCGTCATTTTCCTGCTGGTCATGCTCATGATCTGCTTATCGGGAGGGGAAAATGTCGTACCGATGGGAAGATGACGCCTATCCCGATCTCGATGAGGAAGGCTGGACGGAAGAAGAACTGATGATCGCCGCTGGCCGCGCCTCATACCTGCGCAGGCTTCGCAGGCGGCACAACCCGGAATGTTTCGACAACGAACAAGAGCTTCCCGAGGCATTCGGGGAACCGTTCCCGGCGTGAGCCGGTGAAGGAGACAGCCATGTGTCAGACGCAAAGCGACCAGATCAACGAAATAGCCAAGGCCCTCGCCGCAGCGCAGGCGGAACTTGAGCCCGCCGCCAAGAACGCGGAAAACCCGCACCTGCGCAACCGCTACGCCGATCTCTCGGCGGTCTACGAAGCCATCCGCAAGGTTCTTCCAAAGCATGGGCTGGCCGTGGCGCAAGTCATGTTGCCCCGAGACGACGGCAAGGCCCATGTGCGCACCACCCTCCTGCACGAGTCCGGCCAATGGATCGCCGGGGAATGCGTCATGCCCTGCGACAAGCAGGGCGGCATTCAGGGCATGGGCAGCGCCATCACCTACGCCCGACGCTACAGCCTCTCCGCCATCGTCGGCGTGGTGTCGGAAGAAGATGACGACGCCGAAGCCGCGACCCGCCGCCGGGCCGCCATGCAACGCGAACAGGCCCGCGCCGCCAACCCGGACCCCATGACCGAGGGGCAAAGCAAGGCGCTCATGGCCTATCTGAACAGGCGGCACGGGAATGACCGTGAAGCCTATTGCCAAGAGCTTTCCAGCTTCTTCCGGCGCTCCATCAAGAGCAGCCGCGAACTGACCAAGGCCGAAGTTTCCGAATTCCTTAACGCCGTCAACGGAGGCGACTATGCTCAATAAGGTCATGATCATCGGCAGGCTCGGGCGCGATCCCGAACTGCGCTACTCGCAAGACGGCAAGCCCGTCTGTACCATGAGCGCGGCTACCGACGAATCCTACACCGACCGCAACGGCCAGCGCGTGGACCGGGCCGAATGGCACCGCATCGTGATCTACGGCAAGACCGCCGAGAACTGCGCCCACCACCTCGGCAAGGGCAGCCTCGTGTTTATCGAGGGCAGCCTGCAAACCCGCAAATGGAAGGACCAGCAGGGGCAGGACCGCTTCACCACGGAGATCAAGGCGCAGCGCGTCCAGTTCCTTGACCGCAAGGCCGACGCCACCGCCCGCCCCGACGCCGGAGCCGGCCAGTGGGAAGGTACGCAGCCCCCCGCAGCGGGCGGGGATGAAACGGACGAAATCCCGTTCTAGGAGCGCACGGTCATGCCCACTTTCGCGGACATTCAAGAGGAAATCGCCGGGATGCTTTCCATTCCCGACGAAGACCTGAGCCCGGACCAGCGCACGGCTCTTGACGCCTACCTGACGGAACTGGCGAAGCTCGAAGCGGACAAGGCGGATGCCTTCGGCCAGTTCATCAGGCTCCAAAACGCACAGGCGCAAGCGTGCCGGGAAGAGGCGCGGCGGCTCACGGCCAAGGCACAGGCCACGGAAAACCGCATCGCCCGCCTCAAGGAATTCTATACGGAAGCCATGCGCCGCAACGGGCTGCACAAAGTGTCGGGCGGCGTCTACACCCTGAGCGTGAGGAAAGCCGCCTCGGTCGCCGTGACAGCCCGCCTTGACGACCTGCCCGCCCTCTACAGGCGAACGCAAACCACTGTGGAGCCCGACAAGGCGCTCATCCGCGAAGCCCTCAAGGAAGGCGTGGACATTCCCGGCTGCGCCCTTGTGGAAAGCTACCACCTCGACATCCGCTAGCCCCTACCGCCCCTCCCCCCGGGGCGTCACCATAAAAGCCCTGCCGGGGGCTTCGTACCCGGCCCAAAGGAGAAACCATGAGCCAAGAAATAGCCGTCATCACCGCCTACGCCCGTCCCATCGGCCCGAACACAACCTACGTGCGCGAGGAAATCATCACCGTCACCCACCCGCTAACCGACGCCGAGCGGCTGCTTCTAAACCACCTACGCGGTGGATAACGAAAATCGACCAGTTGCCGGGCTGTCCCGGCGCTTCTAAACCACCTACGCGGTGGATAACAGGTACAGCCCGCCCAGAAAGACGCAGGCTCTCTTCTAAACCACCTACGCGGTGGATAACCCTACGCGGTGGATAACGGAAGGGTAGCAATCCTTCTAAACCACCTACGCGGTGGATAACTAGAGCCCCTTACCAAAATCTCCCTGCTTTTCAAGGAATTATCTTCAAAAAGCCTCTGGAGACTTCGTTTTGGTCTCTGAGCTCCAACTACCTTATTCCCAATCTCTTTTTCCGACAACTTTTTTCTGAAGCCAAAGGAAGCCCGGAACGATGCCCGGGCTTTTTACGTATCAGGAGCCTCAATCATGATGAAGAAACGCTTCCCACCTCCACCGGAAGTCGTACAGCGCGCCCGCTGTTATCTGGCGCTGCGACTCCTGCGGGCCTACGTCGACGTCATGGGCAAAACCCGCGACCGCCGCTTCGACGACCTCATGGACAAAATCCGGCGCTGGCTCGGTGAATGTGAAGAGATGCTGGAACGGCGGCCGGTGTCCAACCGCACCGATTCCGAGGTCATCCAGAAGCTGGAGATCGTCCTTTCGTGCATCGACTGCGGACCGCACAAATCCCCGCGTGAACAGTACACCCATTGGGGTGCTGCCATCTTCTGCGCCCATATCCTGCTTGTGGACGTCCGGGCCACCTGCCCCGCGTGGTACGGCAGGGCCATCCGCCGGAGAAACGACGCGGGCGTCATCACCAGCCGCTACCCGTGGCGCTATCTTTATGCGGTCGTCGAGCGCCTCGCGGAAGGACTTGAGGCCACCATTCCCGAAGCGGCGGAACTGGGAACCGAAATATACCTTACGGTGCAAAGCTGAGGATATTTACACCGTTACAAGGATATTGCGGTACAAACTGGTATACACTAAACCGTTGCACAAAGTAAATCACGCATAGAATCACGTATAGAAAATCCCCCCCCGGTTCGCGCCGGGAGGGGGATTTTTTTGTACTTTCGACCGTGTCTAAGCGCCGGGCGGTGGGGGAGCCTTCAATTCCCCCGCCTCTGCCGAAAATTTTATGCCTGTCGTACTTCCGTGGGCGTGCGCCGCAACTCCGGCGGCAACTGCCTACCTTCCCTCTCGCTCTCGTAGCTGCTCTTGCAGTGTTCCCTCTGCCAGAAGAACAACCTGTCCACCACGCGCCGGGGCCATGCCCTCACCCCGTCCCGCGTCCAACGGTAACAGCGCGAGGACAGGGTTTCGTCCGGCCAGCCGCCGAGAAGCGTATTGAGGAGCTGGTCAATGGCGATCAGGGTTCGTTTTCCGTAGGTCATGCTTCTCCCCCGCCCGGCATAACGATGGCGACGGTGAGGGCCTCTACTTCTTCCAGCGTCGCGCAGGCATTAAGCCGATCTTCCAGCGCCTGCCTCTGCCCGATGATGGAGCCGGAAGCCACAGCGAAGGCGTCGGCCTTGGCGATGACGCGCCGCACAAGCTCGGGAAGCTCCACGCCTCGAGCCTGTGACAGGGCCGAGAGGAGCGGCGTGGGGGCCGTGGGATCGGCGGAGTAGGCGCGGGCCTCGGCCTCCTGTTTGTCGAAGGTGGCGATCTCACGGTCGGGGTAGGTCGCCGTGAGTTTGGAAATGGCGCGGTCAGCCGCTGCGTTGATCTCCGCGAGCTTGGCGGCTTTCGCCTCCTCGAGCGTGGGCACGGGCGGGACGTAGGGCTCTTCTTCCGTCACCATTTCCGGGTGCTCTTCGGCATAGGCGAAAACGGCGTCCCATTCCTCGGCGAACTCGGCGGCGTAGGGGTAGACATGGTATGGAAGGCC